TTATAGATTATCAAGAGCACCAGAACGTCGTATCTTCTATATTGACGTTGGTAATCTTCCAAAAGTAAAGGCAGAACAATACCTCAAAGAGGTTATGAGTCGCTATCGTAATAAGTTAGTTTACGATGCGAACACCGGAGAGGTTCGTGATGACCGTAAGTTTATGAGTATGCTTGAGGATTTCTGGCTTCCAAGAAGAGAGGGTGGTAGAGGAACTGAAATCACAACTCTTCCTGGTGGTCAAAATCTGGGAGAACTTTCTGATATTGAGTATTTCCAGAAAAAACTTTATAGAGCATTAGGAGTTCCGGAATCAAGAATTGCCGGTGGTGGCGATGGATTTAATCTGGGTCGTTCATCAGAAATTCTAAGAGATGAACTTAAGTTTTCTAAGTTTGTTGGACGTTTAAGAAAGCGTTTTGCAAATATGTTTAATGATATGCTTCGTACTCAACTTCTGTTAAAGAATATCGTAACCCCAGAAGATTGGGAGACTATGAGCGATCATATTCAATATGATTTCTTATATGACAACCATTTTGCAGAACTTAAAGAAGCAGAATTACTTACAAATCGTTTAACACTTGTTACGACGATGGAACCATATATCGGTAAATATTTCTCAACCGAATATGTTCGTAAAAAGATTCTTCGTCAAACTGATGTTGAGATTATTGAAATCGATGAGCAAATTGATGATGAAATTGAAAAAGGTATTCTTCCAAATCCTAATGCTCCGGTGGATGAAATGGGCAATCCTATGCCAGAAGGTGGTTTACCCCCAGAAGGTACAGGAGAACCGGCACTAGGAGAAGTTCCTGAAGAACCACTTGCACCAGAACCACCTCCAGAGCCTAAAGGTGGCAAGATATAAATAATCTTATAGTAATACATTATTTTTATGGAAGAACTTATCGATTTGATTGCAACAGATGCATCAGCATCTGATGTATCTGATAAAATTAAAGAAATATTATACACAAAAGCATCGGACAGAGTTGATTCTGCTCGACCTTATGTTGCAGCATCGATGTTTGGTGATGAAGAAACCACCGAGGATCAAGAATAATGGCAATTAAGATTGTTCAGAATGTAAATAGAATTGCTGCAAATGTGTCTACTGCCACAACCAGTAATCCTATTGCTCTAAAAAGTGGATATTTAAGAGTATCTACCGGATTGACCTCAATTTATGTTGAGACTGGTGGAGATCCTATTGCAACTGTAAATTCTTTTCAAATCACACCATATGGTAATGAAGTATTGAAAGAAAGAATTGCCAGACAAAAGATTGCTGGAATTACTACGGGAACATCAACTGTTATTTCATTTGATTCAAATGCAGGAAATCCGTTTTTAGTTGGTGATTACGTCACTATTCAAAATGCGGAACCAGTAGGAATTAATACAGAACATAAATTAGTTACATCAGTATCTAATGATTCTTTAACAATTTCATACGATACTTCTTCTATTGTTGGAGTAATTACCACAACTAATGCAAATATTGCAAGAAGTGTGAAAGTAAGTGTTCTTGCGGCAGATGGTTCTCAGAATGTAAGTATCACAGAAATCGTTCAGTTAGTCACCGAATAAAAAAATGAAACTCATCACAGAAGAAGTCTCACAAGTAGAGTTTATTACCGAAAAAGTAGGTAAAGAAACAAGAACCTTTATTGAAGGAGTTTTCCTTCAGGGTGATATTTGTAATCGTAATGGAAGAATGTATCCTATGCAAACTCTTGCCCGTGAGGTAAAGAGATATAATGAGGCATTTGTTGCAAAGGGTCGTGCTCTTGGAGAACTTGGTCATCCTGATGGTCCTACCGTCAATCTTGACCGTGTTTCTCATAAAATTGTTTCTCTTGAACAAAAGGGATGTAATTTTATTGGTAAGGCATTACTTTTAGCAACTCCTATGGGTAAGATTGCCGAGTCTCTTATTAAAGAAGGAGTTTGCCTTGGCGTTTCTTCTCGTGGTGTTGGTTCACTCAAGATGACTAATGAGGGTCATAAAATTGTCGGTGAAGATTTTATGCTTGCAACTGCAGCAGATATCGTAGCCGATCCTTCCGCTCCTGATGCTTTTGTTCAAGGAATTATGGAAGGTAAAGAGTGGGTTTGGGAAGGGGGAATTCTTCGTGAAAGACTTGCTGAACAGACAAAGCGTAGAATTAATACTCTTGTAGATGAAAAAACTCTACAAGAACATAAAATTGAACTATTCCAAGAATTCTTAGGAAATCTTTAATTTATAAATAAATATAGATTATAACACAATCAAACAAATGTCCGTTGGTAGAAATTTACAAGAAATGGAAAACGTAGTAACCAAAGGGGCTGCACCTGCCGAACCAATGCAATCCGGTAATAAGTCTGGAGTACAAGCTCCAGGTCAAACTGGTGCTTGGGAAGATTTGGGTGGACCAACCCCAGAAAATTATCGTCCCGATGACGATTCGGCAAAATTAACAGATGCTGCTACAACTCTTGCACAAGTTAAGGATGTTGTAAATGCAAAGGCATCTGCAGCAGAATCTCCTCATTCTTCAGCAACTCCTGTAGCAACTCCAGGTCAAGGGGGTATGAAGGAAGATGCTGAATATGATGAAGAAGATTTAATTTCTGAAGCAGAGCATAAGGAAGAAGAGGAGCCTGGTGAGGCACCTCATAAGGAAGGTGAAAAAGAAAAGGGAGAAAAGAAAGAAGGTAAAGGTCACGAAAAAGGTGAAGATAAAAAAGAAGATGAAATGAAGGAAGAGTTTGATATCGAAGAAGATGTCAATGCTCTCCTTGCTGGTGAGGAGCTTTCTGAGGAATTTCAAGAGAAAGCACGTACCATCTTCGAGGCAGCAATTAAATCTAAAGTTGCTGAAATCAAAGAAGATCTTCAAGCATCCTATGAGACAGCTCTCGTAGAAGAAATTGAAGCAATTAAAGAAGGTCTTGTTGACCGTGTTGATGCATACCTTGAGTATGTTGCTGACGAGTGGATTTCTGAAAATGCACTCGCAGTTGAGCACGGTCTTAAGACTGAAATGACCGAATCATTCCTCCAAGGAATGAAGAGTCTTTTTGAAGATCATTATGTAACAATCCCTGAAGATAGATATGATGTAATCGAGAGTATGGTAGATAAACTTGATGAAATGGAAGGAAAACTCAACGAGCAAATCGAAAAGAATGTTGCTCTGAATAGAAGATTAGCAGAGTCGGTTGCTGATGTAATCTTTGCCGATGTCACTGAGGGTCTTGCACTTTCTCAGAAGGACAAACTCGCTTCTCTTGCCGAAAATGTTGAGTTTGATAGTGAAGCAAACTATCGTGAGAAGCTGGTCACTCTGAGGGAATCTTATTTCCCAACCAGATCAACTGGTACTCAAAGAGATGACTCTGAAACTTTATCTGAAAGCACTGATGTCCAGACCCAACAACCACAGGTTGAGGGAAGAATGGCATCATACCTTCAGACTTTAGGAAGAGTCGCTAAACTGTGATTTTTAAATTATAACAATCAAACAAAAACTTTTAAATAGGTAAAACAAATGCAAATGTACAATGCAGAACATTTGCAGGAGAAGTGGGCACCAATTCTGGACTATTCCGGAATGGATCAGATCAAAGATGCACATCGTAGATCTGTAACCGCTATCCTGCTAGAAAACCAAGAAAGAGAACTCCGCGAAGAGCGTGAGTTTCTTTACGAATCCCCAACCAACAGTGGCAATGCTGCTGGTGCTTCCGGTGGATTTGGTGGAACCGCTTCAAGTCCAGTAGCAGGTTTTGACCCCGTTCTGATTTCTCTAATCAGACGTTCAATGCCTAACCTGATTGCTTATGACCTCTGTGGCGTTCAACCAATGAACGGTCCTACCGGACTCATCTTCGCAATGCGCTCACGCTACACCAGCCAGACTGGAACTGAAGCATTCTACAACGAAGCAGATACTAGATTCTCTTCTCAGAATGCTGAAGGAACTCTTGCATCGGGTGCTGTCGGTTTCGGTACTACTGCTGCTCAGTCAGGCACTAACCCAAGCGTTCTTAACGA